CCCGCCCTCGGCGCCGTAGTAACCCCACCCATAAGCATCGGCTCCGACAAAGTTTGTCAGTCCGGCGGACGATGTTCCGATCCCGATGATAATGTATCCACCCGCCTCCATCGCCGTAATGGCGATTTCGAAATACCCATTCAGAGAAGCATCGATTCCCGCCGTTGCGCGCACTGATCGATAGCCACTCGAACCTGTATTGCGGGTGGCCACCAGGTTCGCCCCACTTAGGGTTATATCCGAACTTTTGTCGCTCGGATTCCACGTCACCTGACCTGAAGCGCCGCCTCCGCCAAGGGAGAAAAAGGCTGGCATCGATTTCATGCTGCTACGTTCTGAATCGTGTAGTTGATCGTGTCGTCCCAGGCGTCGTACTGCCCGGACAAATACCAGCGGGCATTTGCTGTCGTCTCCAGGGTCGGCGCAGTGCCGATCAGTTTCCACTTCGACCCGAAGGCCAGCGTCCTTCCGCCGGTCGCATCCTGTTTGATGCGAATGCTGAATACCTGGCCATCCTGCATGCCTGTCGGGTTGCCCAGCGTTCTGTTTCCGCCGAGCGTGACCGAAAAGTCGCTGCTGATTTGTGCCGGTACGGCAATCGTCGCCGCGTCGGTGAGCCAGTACCCGAACCACTTGCCGATTCTCTTGCGGCGCATGTTTCGCGCGCCATTGACTGTAAACGTATCATCGACGCCGGTTCCTGCAAGAACCACATGCCATGCAAGATCGCCGTTCAGGTAGTTGTTCACATCATCGATGTCATAATCCGTAACCCACCAGCCGGTGGGCGCGTGCTCGATGTTGAGTTGACCGAAATCAACGTAGTGCTCTCCGGTGGCGGTCAGCACCTTTTCGCAATGCACTGCCATGAAGCGCGTGAAATATGAGGCATGATTCGTCGCGGCGAATACGGCGGCGACCTTGCATCCCCACGCCTTGACGTTTTCTCCGAGAGAATGTTCGGCGAACAGGTATCCGTTATAGAACCCGATGACATCGACCGTCCCGAGTCGTGTATTGGCGCCGTTGTTAGTCGCCGGCAGCCGCATCGCATAACTTGACGAACTTGTCGGCTCGGTCAGTCCTTGAACGTAGTATCCTCCGCAATCGACGACCACGCGGTCAATGTCGACCGATGCCACGGTCTGGAAATTGCAAGCCGTCAATGTCGGATTGCTCGGCATGCGAAAAGTCAGATCACGAACTACCAGATGGACATTCGTGAAATTTCCCAGCGTGCCGACCGGACCCCAGGCGCCGATCAGCGAGGGCGCAGTTCCGGAAGCCGTATTGAGCGTACCCTTGATAACGGAATGCCCATCCGGGATCGTTGTCGCGCCAACCACGCTCATGATCGGCGGCGGCGCGAATTCGCCGCGCAATTCGATAGTGACCTGTTCCGTATCGAAATAGTCGATTCGCGGCAACAATATTTGCGAATTCGAACGCCCGGTATCCTGAAGCGCGCCGCCAATGACATAGATGCCGCGCGGGAAATAAACGACGCCACCGCCGGCAGATGCTGCCGCATCGATGGCCGCCTGAACTGCACTCGTATCGTCCGTGCTGCCGTTTCCAGTGGCGCCGTAGGTTTTCACGTTGAACCATGCCCCCACACCGCCGAGATTGGCAACGTCCTGCGCCGTTGAGCGCCGCGAATCCCATTGCGTAATCGTCACCGATTCACCTGCGGCATCATCGACAATCACATCACCATCCGTGCCGCCAATTGTCAGCTTGCCGGCGGTTACCGCAGTGACGACTCCAGAAACGATGTTATTTGCGGCATTTCCCGTGAACCCCGTCACCTTGACAGATTTCCCGGTCGTGAATCCAGCAGACACGAAACCGTTTCCGGAATCGTTATACGAATTGTCGCTCGCCTGCGCCGAGATGGTCGTCGCCGAAATCGTCACCGTCGAGGACAATTTCGATACCTCGACCAATTCGCTGCCGGTCAGTGATGCGGCGGCTGTCAGTTGGCTTAATCGCTTGCTCATGTTTATTCCTCTATTCTCAAGTTTCCGGCCTCATCGGCGCGGTCGTCACCGTCTTCGGTCAGCAGGTTCATGGAGCTACTCATCGTCAGCACATGCGTGTGCGACTGCCATGACCGCAACCCGTCGCGCATGGCATACAACGTGACCTCGACGGTGTGGTCGCCGCCGGTCGAGGCCGTATAGCTGGTGCCGGTCAAGCCGCTGGCGCTTTCGACCAGCGTGGCGCCTTCGCGGATTTCAACCGTGTAGGTCGTGCCTGGCTCGGGTCCGATGCTGGCTTCGTTCTGCTCAACCAGATAGGCGGTCTGCAATAGGCGGTCTCGGTGCGCCCAGGAAACAGTCAGGGCGCCATAGACATCATCAGGATAATCGGTTGCTGCCGGAGAGACCGAACCGGCAAACTTCAGGTTTCCGGGCGGATAGGGGCGATACTGACGCTGGTCGAACGTGATGCTGTCAGATGGCGCTGTCGCCAAGTCAAGTTCTCCGCGCCCTGTCGACGGCAGCAGCTTGACATCGACAGCTTCGCCGTCTGCCGCCTCTGTCTCGTCGTAGCCCATCCATCCATCTGCAAACCAGATGCGGGCACCGGCAGAGTGCGCAGCCGGCACGGTATCGAGCACGCCGCGCGAAATCGTCGCAGTTCCTGCGCCTGCGTCGATGGCAGACACCAATACATATTCATTATCGATGACGGCGTATCCTCCGGCTTCGACCAGATCAAGGTCAGAGCCGCCTGATAGCGTCAGCGATGTCGTTGTTTTGGTGAGAGCTCCTGAGATTGTTGCCGACGGGCAAAAGTCTCCGTTGCCGCGAGCGGTGTAATCCGCTGCGCCAGTCCTTGCATAGATGCTGTAGTTGATCGCGTCCGCGCTCGGGCGCACGGCGAGCGTTTCGAGATAGCCTGCCGTGGCGTCCACATAGGCGAGGTCTGCAGCAGTCAAATTCCGCGACAGGTTCCAATACGGCGCCTCAAGGAGCTTGCGGTACGGCGCCGCCGCTGGCTCGGATGCTGGATCAGTCCAGCTTCCAGGCTGCTCGGCGAGGTATGTATTTTCCGGAAGCCCGAACACGTCCTCGACGGCATCGATGATGATCTGACCGTCTGTCAGCGTTCCGCGATTGACGTTCAATGCGCGAAACACGACGTCGGCAATGTCATATTCCGGCCAAGTGAGGCGAAACACGTCCCCAGGAAACACCCGCCAGGCCGCACGTGTTGCTGTCAGCTTGATGCTTGCCAGCGGCGTCGACACCGCCTGCAGGTCGCGCATGGCGACACGCTGCGCAATACTTTCCTTGCGGATGCCTGGATAATTGCGCGTCTGGGCAACGACGCCACCCTGAACGGTGATATTGGCGAGGTCCTGCACCGTTACCGGCTCATCTTTTCCGGTACAGGCATTAGTGTAGACGACAGTGATCTCATTGATCGTCTCGCCCCACGATTGGCGCTGATAGTCTTTTGCCTCGATCAGTGTTTCCGGGCCGTAGATGTCCAGTGTGCCGCGATCGTAATCAGAGCGCACCAGGCGCAGCGCGAACTTCCCGGTGTCGGGCTGAACGTAAAGAATCCCGCCGATATGATCGAGGATGACGCTGATGAATTGCTCGAGGGTTTCCTGCTGGTTCCAGAGCATTGACAGGCCGAATCCTTCGGCGTACAGCGTATCGGCGGCAGCAGTGAACGACGTGTTGTCGATTGCCGACGTCGGATAACCCATTCCCCATGATGTGTCTGTCAGGCACTGGTAGATCATGTGCGCCGGGTTCATGTCGCCCCTTGCGCAATCCGAAACCCTCAGCTTCTTGACTGACACTGACAGCGAACCACGGTTGTACAGGACGTCGTCTTCAATCCAGAGCCGATAGGACGTGTTGCCTGTAAGATTACCAACCTCTGAAATATTCGCCGCATTCGCTTCTGCCGCCGTCATGGCGGATGTATCAAAAAAACGGCTGACAGTCCCGTCAGCGGCCTTGACGCTGATCCGGCACCACCACAAAGGATCACTGGACGACAAGTCGTAGTAATAGCCGGTGCCTGTCCCATCTGCCGGGTCATACCCGAGCCAGCGCGACCAGGCATTGCCTGATCCGGCATTCAGAGTTACCTGAAGCACATCGGTCTCCTGCATGCCGTCAATGAGAACGGTCGACGCCGACGTATCCGGGTCCATCGTGGCGAGTGCCGGATCAAACGAGTAACTGGCGGAAGAATATTCTGAATAACTCTGCCCACCAAATGCCGGCAAAAAATCGATTCCGGCCTTTTCTGGATACCACGCCGACCCACCAGACCATCCCTGCAAAATGCGCTGGACGGTGAATGCCCACGGCTTCAGGTACGGGTTGTTTGATGTTACGTGTCCGCCGTTCCACACCGCAGACAAAATCCCACGGAATGCGGGAATGGTTCCGCCGATCTTCGCCTGCAGGTAGCTGTTCACGCTTTGCCCGGATGTCCCCATCAGGATGCTGAGATCACCGACGATTCCGCCCTCGCGCTTGTCTCCGCCAAACAGGTTTGGCGCATTGATCGCAATTGTTCCGGTTGAGGTTTGCACGCCGCGCCAGGCTTCACGCTCTCCAATGAGGATTCTCTGCACGGAATCGACCGGGCCGTGACACAGGCCGAAGTGGAGTCCGAGATAGTACTTGTACCCGACAGTGACTTTTTTACTGCTGCCCATGCGCCTCCCGCTCGGCTACGGCGATTGCGCGGTCTGCCATCGCGTCACAGCGCTGGCGAATCACGTCCACTGATATTCCGTTTTTCAGGAACCCGGCCCAGTCCAGACCCTCTCTGTCAAACCAAGCCCGCAGGCCGCGATTACAGTAGCCAAGTTCACGTGCATGACGGTGCATGATTATCGTCATTTCTTACCGCCCTTGGACTTTATCGGCTTCGTTTTCAGGTCACCGTACCAGAGTACGTTCGGCCCGGTGATCGTGACCGTGCCGAATACAACCGGGACAGGCCGACCAAGCTCTGCAACCGGAATGTCGAAATCCTCAAGCGAGGCCGGTTTCGGCACTGGAGGCTTCGGCGCCAGCGCGTAACTAACCAGCGACGAGACAACGAGCAAAATCAGGTAATAGACGAAATCCATGTTCTGCCCTAATAAATCGCCACGCCTGCAAACGGGTTTTTGTCAGGAAAAAACGGGAACCCGCCAAAGTTTTCGCTGTTCGCGAACTTGCTGGCGCACGTCGACAGGGTATGGTCGCACCCCGGATACAGGTCGACGCTGGCCCCGCCCGCAAGGCCAGGCACTGCAAAATTAATGACAACGCTTCCGCCCGTCTGTGATCGTATCGCGCGACGATGTGTCACGCCTCCTGACACCCACTCGAGATATCCGCCAGCGTAATAGGCATCGACGGCGCCGATACTTGAAATCGATACAGTGGTACCTGACACCGACGAAACGGTTTTTGTCGCCTTGTAGCTTGCTCGCGACAGGGCGCAGCCAGTCCCGTAAACGACGTGCGGACACCCCTTCTGGTATAGCCGGCGCAGCCCGACCCGCTTTAGTGAGGCATATACGCTCTCGCAGTGGATATCGGCTGCGTCGTTGTTCCAGGTGACATTCAGGACGCGCCCAGCCCACATTGTGATCGCTTCACCGTCCCCGGCGTGCAGGCGCAGCAGCGTGATCGACACGACTTCTTCCGGTGGCGCAACGGTGAACATGTCCAGGACAGCCAGGTCGCGGGCGCAGGTGATTTCAAGCGCAAGGCGCGCTGTTTCGCTGGTGGCTTCAACGGCTCCTCGCGCTATCGGCACTGCCTCATAGGTGTTCCCACCATAGACCACATCGCCATCGGCGCTCGTGTACCGGAATGCGGCCGTGCCGTTGAGGAATTCGTAAAGCTCGACAGGTCGCCCGGACTGGACTGCGGATTCTGCGGCGGCGTAAGTCATGGCACGGGTACTTCGATACAGGGCACGGTGACGGCAATGCCGGCGCGGGCGCGGTGGAGGAATTCGATACGGTCGGCGTCAAAGCGCACGCAACGCAGGTAGCTGATTTTTCCGAAAGCCGAGACGGACACGGCAACGCCAAAGGGGCTATCCATCGTCAGGTCGATGGTCGGCCGGCCGCTCACCGACGGCCCGGCGCTGGCAGACGTGATACGCCGGCGATAGACGGCGCCGGTCGTTTCAATCTCGAGGTCGCAGGTGGTGCGGCCTAGCGACGTGGCACCCTTCGGCGCGAAGACGCGCAGCGTCGTGTCCGATGACCCGACATTTGCCGCCGCGGTGAGGTCGCGCTGCCAACTCGGCAGCCAGAAGGCCAGCCAGCGCCCGTAGCGGCTGCAGATCCACGCCCGCTGCGCGGCGACATCTTCCGGGCGTATGGCATGCCAGCGCATGGTGAACTTTTCGTTGGCGACGTCGCGCACCTTTTCAGTTGCCGGGATTCCGGTCATGTTGTCGAAGATTTCGCGTGGCCATGTCAGCGACTCGGCCAGCGAGCCGGCGCCGACCACGGCCGGAAGCGGAAGCACGTCATGCCCGCGATACTGGCTGTAGGTGGTGGCGGCGTGCTGCTCGACGGCGGCCGCCTCGAAGGTAATGCTGGCCATCTGCAGATGGCCTGCTGGCCGATCGAATGTCAGTTCGACGGCGGCATGGGCACCGTCGACGCGATAGATTCCGGTGGCGGCGCGCGTGGTGGCGACGGACTGAATGACGATTCCGGTTGGCGACACGCTTTCGATGGTGCACACCTCGTTGTCGAGGATTCCGGACCACAATACGACATTCTGCCCGGCAGCCAGGCCAAACCCGGATGTTGAAAACGTGACGGATACGGAAGATCCGGCTGAAACTGGCCCGCCGTATATCACCTGCGTCCAGTCCGGGACCTCGAACGCCGTGGCGCTGCGGACAAGCGCCCGCGCCGTGGCTTGTCCATCGGCATCGAGCCAGTGGCGGAAGCTCCACAGCCGGCGCGGACGCTCGCGCAGGCGCTGGCGCTGTTCGCCGGCACGGGCGCGCAGCACGTCCGTTTTCCATTCGAGAACCTCGATGGTCTCGTTAAGCGGGACGAATGGCCACAGGCTCATGCAATTGCCTGGCGCATGGCTCGCGAATTGCGCTGCACGGCATTGAGTATCAGCCGCTCTCCGGCGGCGCTGCCGAGATAGTCACCGACGACTGAGGTATCGAAGGCGTTGACGATGCGGATGTTCTGGGCTGGAGCCGGGGCGGACTGGTTGGCGGTGGCCTTTTGCTGGTCTTTGGTCAGCACCAGTTCGCCCTTTTGCAGGATGGCAGGCACCTCGTCGGCCGCGAAGCCGCCGTTGTGGTAGCGCGGGGCGTTGAAGAAGGCGGAAGCGGAAACGCTCCTCGACCGCCCGCCACTGGCACCGGCCAGCCCGCCACCGTGCATGATGTCGACCCAAACTTTGCCGATGCCAGACGATGCCGCCGCGCCAGCGCCAGCGCCAGCGCCACCACCGAACAGGCCGGCCGCCGCCTTGAAGGCCATGCCGACCCATCCGCCATCGCCACCACTGGCGCCGAAGTCGCCAAAGAGCTTTTTTGCAAGTTGCGCAGCCAGCGCATCGGCGGCCATCTTGCGAA